TGCCGCCGGGATCCTCTGCGTTCTCTTCGTGTCCCTCTGGGGCGCGGGCAAGTATCACGCCGCAAAACTCACGTCCCTGAAAGCCGACAACGCGCGCATCGTCGATCAGTACCAGCAGCAGCTGGGAGTCGCACACGCCAGTGAACTGGCCGCGCGTGAGGAGGCGATGAAGGCTCAGGCGCTGGTTGCTGCAGTCGAGCAGGGTAATCGCAACGTGGCGGCGCTGGGAGCGAAGATCGAGCAGGCGGGAACAAATTATGAACAAGCTAAATCGGATCTTGGCGACTGTGCTACTCCTGACGATTGCCTTCGGCGGCTCTGTCTCGAGCTACGCGCGGCAGGCTTCGCAAAAGCCGTCTGTCCAGAGTAGCGCCCAACAGAAAGTTATCCTGGAGGAATGCAGGTCCGCCGTCCTCGAGCTGAAGTTCGCTCGAGAGAAAGAGGTGCTGCTCCAGAAGCAAGTTGCCGAGTTGAAGGCCGTCAACTCAACGCAGGCTGAACAAGTCGATGCGCTGTTCAAGGCGAATGCCAAATGGGAAGCGGCGACGGTAGCACGCACGCAGGCCGAGGCGCTCGTCTCAGAGTTGCGCGCGAACTACGACAAGCAGATGGCGCAGGCGGAGAAGCAACTGGCGACGGCGAATCTGAAAACCAGGTTTTGGCAGGTACTCGCAGGTGTCGCGCTGGTCGTGGGATTCGTGCTGGGAAGTAAGCAGTGAGCTATAAAAACCGCACACGAAGAGCGAAACAAAGGGATGGCTACGGGCGCATCGGCATGGGCATTGATGCGTTCGGCGGCGCGGTCATAGATCCGACAGAGAATGTAAAGGCGCTCGCTGAGTCGGCGGCGGTGCATCAGGACAAGATCCACTCCATTACCCAGCAACTCAACGAAGCCAGGATATCGCACCAGAAAGAAACAGGCGAGCTTCGGGAGAGATTTCAGACCTTGCTTCGGGACGCCGAATCCGCGCGGCTCAATTCGATTCGACAGGTAGACCGCGAAGACGTGTCGAAGATGACCGCTCAGTTTCTGAGCGCTCTCGCAACGATAAGTTCAACCGCCAACACAACGGCCGAAACACTTCGCGCTCAGGTGGCGACCACCGCCCAAACGCAGGCCACGTCGCTTGCGAATTCGATGGGCGAAGTAAACAAGAGACTCAGCGCGGTGGAGCTCGCGCAATCGGAAGGGAAGGGCAAGCAGCAGGTTGTTGACCCGGCGCTGACCGAGGCGCTCCGTGAAGTGCGGTCGCTTTCCATCCGCTCGAACACCGCGCAGGGTTCCGGCGAAGGCGCGACTAAAATGTGGGGCTATGTCGTCGCGGCGATTGGCCTTATTTTGATGGTGGGCATGGCGATGGTGACGCTCGGCGGTGTAGTCGTGGCGATTGCTTACGCGATTAAGAAGTGATGCGATGCTCCTCTGGATAGCGGTCATCGTACTTTCAATCCTCTGGCTTGCGGGCTGGCTCACCGGCGTGGGCGGCCCGGTTATCCATCTGCTGCTCATCGGCGTCGGCCTGCTGCTCTTCGTCGCGTGGCTGCGCGCTACACCCGAAACTCTGGATCCGTTTCAGTGATCTGCTACATCGCCGCGATCGCGATCCTGGCGCTCTGCGTCGGGTGGATTCTGCTCGTCGCACTCGGCGGCAACAATAACGAATAGATTTCCCTATGACTGACAGTGACAAACTCGATTCCATCATCGAGCGACTGGACTTTGCCGAAGTAGTAACGTCCAGAATCGCTACCAGGCTGATCCTTACACAACAAACCTTAAGGGAGATTCAAAAGACTATGCCAACACAAGCTGACATTGACGCGTTGACCTCGCAGGTATCGGACATCAAAACCGCTATCGGCGCGCAGGGAGTGGAGATTGCAAAGATCGGATCTGATCTGACTGCGTTCATCGGCAACAACCCCACCGTCACCCTCGAAGAGCTGAAGTCCAAGCTTCTCGAGGTGGGTGGTGCAGTGAGCGAGGCAGGCACGGCGCTGCAGAACGTTGACGAGCTGTTGCCCGAGCAGGCCTAAGCAGTAAGGCGACACCTGGCGCGCGGGCAGGATTACTTTCGTTGAAGTCTCCGCGCGTCCGGGTGCCGCCATCTCAAACCTCTTTCCTGGGCGCCATAGCTCGCAGTGTGATCGGCTTGATGTCTCTGTCCATCGAGCTACACATCATTGAGTAAATCAGGTAGGCCAGCAGGAAGGCTTCATCGTCCTCGGCCTCGAGAGCCTCTATGCAGTCGTTCGCGGCTTCGCTAGACGCGCGCAGTTTGTTTGTGAACCTGCTACGGTCGCGTTCGCTGAGTTCAATCTTTTCCGCCATCACTCCCGCCTTCCATCTCTCTCCTGAATCCCATCCCTCAGCTCCCTAATTTCGTCTTCAGCCATCACTCTACTCCCACCAGCAGCGGACGCCGCGCATCCTTTCGTGCCTGCCTCGTCCGGCGCGCGTTGACCAGGTGAGCGGGTCTGTCGTAATTCAAATGGCAAAATTGACAGACCGCCTTCACGTGAGACGCGATCGCGCACCGCTCTTCACAACTACAAGCGTCTTTCCACAGATGCCCGGTCGAAAGCCACACCGTTGAAAAGATCACACTCCCGCCCACCGTATAAAACTTCCGCTGCCCGTTGATAGCGCGGCATCGCCCGCCGTGATCAGTGCCGCACTCGCCCCGGCATTCGCAGCGATCGCGGGCGCGGCCGTGGCGGATGTGGAGCGAGAAGCCGCGCCAGTTGGCGGGGTAGTTGGAAGGGTCGATGGGCATTACTTGATCCAATCTCCCCGGCGTCTGCGCTCCCTGATAAGGGCCCGCGCGTGCTGAACCTTCGCCCACTCTTCCGGATGCTCCCGCCGAATCGTGATCCACTCGTCGGGCGGGATCTCGCGCACGCCTTCAAGCCCGGCCGTGAAGCATGTCACGTCGCCGCACTTCAGACAGATACTCAAGTCGCCTTCGACCGGGATGTGCTCGCCAGTCACGCCGGTCGTGTAGTCCATGGTGTAGCCGCACTTGGAGCAAGTGTACTTTGTGATGCGGGTTGCGGCGTCGCTCAACTCCTACACTCCCGGCAAACGAAAGTCTGAACTATCGTCAACGTCTCACCCTTCGGCACTGAGGCCCGGACCTTATCCGGTATCTCATCCCGATCAACGAGGCATTCCCAACCGACCGCGGGGCAAGTGTCGCACTTTCGCGCCCGGCAGTTTGGACAGTGCGGTTCGGGATACAGACACACTGCGTTGAGAATCCACATACGCTTTCACCACTCCCGCAATCACCCCGCGCAACTTCTCACCCGCCTCGCACCGACAACACAACTCGTCGGCGAGCCACACCAGCTCGCAGGCGCGGCGCAGTATGCCGGTGTCGGCGCATCGCTTGCAGGTCATTCGGCCTCGTGAATGATCATGCGCACAATCTCGCCGCCGTAATTCTTGCCGAGCTTCGCCGCTTCCCACGCCTCAGTCAGTTCGTTTCCGGCCTTCATCCAATTGTCCGGATCCGCGCCGAATGTCGCCTGCAGGTGACTGATCAAGTAGGACAGCGGCGCGGCGCTCTGTGAAATAAATTCAGTTGAGCCGGTGAATACCAACTCGCCACGCTCACCCTTTCCCGCCTGTTCAAATACCACTCGCAACGACGCTGTTTGTTGCTTCCTCTGCTTTTCCTTCGCCATCATTCCTCCTCCTCAATCCGAGTGTTCGGATAAATCTCACCGACCACCTTCTTCGCCGCCTCTTCCACCACCACTCGATTCTCCGGCGTGTCCGGCAGTCCCCAGTCCACAAGTGCATCCTTCACGAAGAAGTGCAGCTCTTCCGTTTCGCTGTCGAATGCGAAGCCGTGCCCGAGATAACGCCATCGCGGTTCCGACGCGCGGTGTGTCATGACGTCGCCTCGCAGTATCGATGCAACTCCAGCACGTACTCCGCGTACTTCGAAAAGGCTCTGAGCGGCATGGGCAACAGCGGAGTGTCGATGTGCTGGCCGCAGCGCTGGCAGGTTGCGAAGTGTGGCGCTGGTCCCATCGTTATCCACGTCACGCGCTGGTTGCGTTTCTTCATCGTCGCGCCTCCAATCCCTTCAACACCCTCTCCCGCCATCCGCGCGGATACCTTTTCACGTCCGCCGGCGGCAGGCACCAGAGACAAACAAGCTTGCCGTCCGTCGAGCGATGGGAGAGTCTCGGCGTCGCCTTCTTGCAGATGGGGCAGCGGAATGGGTGTGTCATGGCTTCCTGTTTCGGATTTGCATCACGGGCCTTGCGGTGATAGAAATCTGACCCCGCTACTCGGGCAAACAGACAGCCTTTGGAGCGAGGTCAGAGGTTAAGTTCACTGTTACAATTGCCGCGGATTCTAATCTGCGGCCCATTTTGAAGTCAACAAAAATTGTCGGTAACCTCAAAGCGAAAAGCATTACTTTTCCTCCCATCCCGCGCAGCGGAGTCCCGCGCCAGCGGACTGATCTGACTTAAACTAAACTGATCTGATCTGACTTAGACTGATCTGATCTACTGGTGAATGACTCATGAATTTCTCATGAATGATTCATGAGTCATTCATGAGTCATTCATGAGAAATCGTTACCCATACTTTTGATTGGAGTTACCGCGAACCCATGCGCCCATTTCTCGCCTTACTGCTCCGAGAAGTATGGTCCGCTGCTGTGATTCGCTGCCTCCGGTCGCCAACCTCGCCGCGTTTTGCTCGGCATCGATACAACGTTTCCACAGTTCAGTGATCGAGGTCCGGAAATAGTTAAAGGACTGAATTCGCCGATCGCCGGCGCGAGCCTTGATCACCTCCATAATTGCGATGAGTGTGCGCGAGCTAAAGCCGTAGTCGATCCCGGTCACCTCTATCAGGTCCCGGTCCTTCTTAGTCGGCGTCATCCCCGTAAGGCGTAGATACGCGTTGCGCACATCGACGGCCTGGAAGCCGCCTAGATCGTCATCGGTGAGCGTCCAATACGATCTGAACTGGGTTGGGGATGGGTTCTCCGGGGCGACACCCGGCGTTACCGCGTGGGGCGTTGCAGCCTCTCGCGCCAAGGGCATCTCTAACAAGTTGGGCTGGATTGGCTCTGATATTCTCAATCCAGCGTCGCGCAGGGCGGAACCTCGCGCCATTGCTGCTGGGGTTGAGTCCAGCAAAAGGGAAGGGGCGACCGGAAGAACCGACGGTGTGGGGTAGGCAACTTTCTGCTCGTCGTACCAGCCGACGATAAAGCCAAAGTCTTCGCCGCCTGCACTCCACAATTCAACAAAGCCGAGAGTGCCGAGCAGGGCCATGCTCTCTGATATCTTCGCGAGAGGAATATCATCGAAAGGGAAGATCGCGGACCTGATCAACGCCGGATGATTTCGGAACCTGCCATCATCGTCGCTGTAGTTCTTGAGTCCCAGCACGATCAACCGCTGTGTGTGATCAAGCTGACTATTCCTCGGGTCCGACCATACTTCCGGGTGCATCATCCTCTTTCGGGCCATTAGAGCCTCGGACTTCTCTCCGAGACATGGAGAGTCCCGCCTTCACCCGACGGGGAGAAAACCGTTGCTACATCGGCTGTGTTAAAAACTCGGAAGGAAAGGGAAGCAGCCTTGCTCCCAGCAAGTGAACAGTGAACAGCGTGGGGACGCCCACATGTATGACGTCCCCGGGTGGCGTGTTTCGTCTCGCATAGTTGTATCGGATCAGAACCGATATCGGGAGACTATGCGCACGGTTGGGGCGCTTGCCCCGCGCTACGAATCACACCATTCAAAGCGGCCTTCTCCGGTCCGTCCCTTTCGATCAACCCGGTGCGCACCAGGTCCTGGGAACCGGGAGAAGGCCTCGGAGTCCTTCAACCCGCCAGCGGAAACCGCCGGCGTCCGACAAGTCGCGCCGCGGCTCGAGCATGCATTCTCTCACCGAACGCGATTACATCCGATTTCTTGAAACGAACCGCACTCCCCATCCTCGGACGCGGAATCTCATTAGTGCCGGCCTCGCCGTGATAGAGCGCCGACGCGGAAAGCCCTAGGTACGCAGCGGCTTGCTGCGGTGTCCAGAATTCAGGTTCGGGTTCTGGTCTGGGCTTTCTCATTACACCCTGAACAAACAGAGCTATTGGAGCTTTGGCTAAGGTTACGCGGCCGCGCCGCCGGCTCGCTGACCCGATTGCTCGACATGCTTTGCCAGCACGAGGTTTATGTAGTTGGAAACCGATCGGCCGTCCGCCTTAGCTAGCTTTGAAATCGCCGCCAACACTTTTGGATCGGTGCCACTAATAGTTAGCGCCCGCCGCTTACTCTTCTCCATAGCTTGTGCATGTTACACGTTTTGCAAACAGATGCAAGAAAAAATATGTATTGCCCCATAAAATGCAATGTGTTTGACTCATAAGCTTAATGGCCCAAGAAAAAGAGCCTGAGTCAAATTTTACCTTTCGAATGGCGGACAGCCTGCGCGCCGTCCTCAATGAAATTGGCGAAATCGAAAAACGCTCGCTCAGTAAAGTAGTAACCCTGCTGCTCTGGCGAGGCATAAGTTGTTACCAGGCCGATGGGTTGTTAAATCGACAAGGACAAGCCAGGGACCGGTGGATTGACCAAGGCAGCGGGAAAGGGCAGATGACCGACAAGCCCGCGCGAAAGAAGATCCGCGCCGGCATCTACAAAGCCTGGCGCGAGCGGCCCCAGCCTGGTTGGTACTACGTCTATGACATCCGACTCGACGGCCGGCGCGTCCGGACTCCTCGAGGCCTCTACTTTCCAACGATCAAGGAATGCCAGGACGCGATCGATTCACTGCGAACCGACCAGCGCCGCGGCGTCTACAAGTTTCCAGCCGACGAATCCCGGGTGACGATCGCCCAGGTGCGCGACCTCTGGCTCCGGACACTTCGAAGCCGCGGGCGGTCCAAGCCATACATCCGCTCGAATGAGTACAGCTTTGAGTTGCTTGCAAAAGTTGTGGCCCTTTCGCGTCCGGTTAAGGAGCTGCAGACCTCAGACCTGGCAGAGCTGGTCCGCAGTCGCGCGCGGGAGAAAGCCTCACCGCCGACGATTCGAAACAACCTGGTGCTGATCCGATACGCGCTGGTTTACGCCGCCGAGAACATGCCGGACCTGGCCGGGTGGCGCCCACCGAAGCAGCCGGAAGGCGCGCGATCAACGGGCCGGCATCGCAACCGCCTTATCACTCGAGAAGAGGAAGCCGCGATACTTGCAGAACTTCGATCGAACCCGACGAAGCGCACGGACGGCGGGCGCACGAGGGAAGTCATCGCCGACGTTTTTGAGATGGCGTTGCAAACCGGCATGCGTTGCCGTGAGTTGATCAACCTCAAGAAGCGCGACGTGCATCTCGGACGGGCGCCCGGCTACGAATGGGGATGGCTGGTTGCTCGAGGCATCAAGGGCGGCGACGATCGAACCATTCCGCTGAATGCGGAGTCGGCGCGGATTCTGGCGCAGTGTCGATCGAAGTCAGATTGGATCTTCGATTGTGGAGGGACGATCGACTCTCGCATTACGATCGTCGATCGGATACTCGGAGAAGCATGCCGGGCTCGAGACATCCCGTACGGCCGCGACACAGCCGGCGGCCTCGTGTTTCATGACTGCCGGCATACGGTAATCACCAGGCTTCTTCAGAACGGAGCGGACCTGGCAACCGTGATGGCGATCGCCGGCCACAAGAACCCGGCAACCACGCTTCGTGTTTACTCGCACGCAACGGCAAAGTCACTCGCGAAAGCGATGGCGGGCCTCGCAAAGCGCGACCCATCCGAGTCCAATTTGGACACAAACGAAGCTATAGAAAGCACTCCACGCAAAACATAAACTGGAGCTAAATCCAGGCGCCGGCGGCATCTCTCGGAGTTGCTGAAGATGCGCGCGCCGGGCGTCACCTCTCGCTGGTACTTCGACGAGTCAAAGCTTCAAAGCGGCTTTCATTCAATATTTACGGTTAATGTCGGCGCGCCGACATTCGAAGCCCAAACCGATCCGAGTCCTTATCGCGTCCACTTTGTTGTTGCATCCAAAACGCGAAGGGCGTATGCTCGCCGCCCCTCGCCGGCTGGGAGCGCCGAGAGGGCAGGGGCCTCACAGATTTCGAATGGGTCGGATAAGAAGCATTGAGTAGCGGACCTGGCCCAAATTCTTGCGGTCAGCTTTACGAGTCCCACAACATTCTGTGCGCGCGCGAAAGTAATCTTGAATGCGCTACGCGGTTGGCTTTGAGTTGTGGTGTCGAGCGCCCGGGCCACAAGTCAGGCGCGCGGGTGGAATTTCTTATAGTCCTGGAATAGTTTTTCGTTGGTCACGTGGGCATAAATCTGCGTCGTGCCGATACTGGCATGTCCAAGCATCATCTGAACCGATCGAAGGTCCGCGCCGTTTGCGAGGAGATGAGTAGCAAAGCTGTGTCTGAGTATGTGAGGCGTGATGTGTCCGATTTTGGCCTTCTCGCCATAGGCCACGATCAGCTTCCAAAATCCCTGCCTGGTGAGCGGCGCCCCATCCGCGCCGACGAACAACAGACGGCTGCTCTTACCGTTCAGCAACACGCGCCGCGCTCCCATGTAGTGATCCACCCATGTCACCGCGCTCTTCCCTATCGGAACTGATCGCTCCTTCGACCCCTTCCCGACCGTCGTAAGAAAGCCGGCATCAACGTTCAAGTCGCTAACTTTCAAAGATACCAACTCTGAAACCCGCAGCCCGGTAGCATAAAGAACCTCGAGCATTACCCTGTCGCGCACTCCAATCTCCGTCGAGGTGTCGGGAGCACAAAGCAGCATTTCAACTTCTTCGGTTGCCAGAAATTTCGGGAGCGGCTGGTCCGTTTGCAGGCTTCCAATGTTTACGCTCGGGTCACGTTTCAACTGACCGTCCAGTTGGAGAAACCTGTATAGATTTCGGACCACGGCAAGCGCTCTGTTTACGGTCCTTGGGTTCAGGCCGGAGACGCCGAGCACCTGGATAAAATGCTGTAGGTCGGCCTGCTCGAGGGCCGGTAGATCCTTTCCGATGCCGTCGGCGTAGTCGCGGAGTTTCTTCAAGTCGAGGGCATAGCCCGTGAGAGTATTCGAAGACAGACCCCTCTCGACTCGTAGATAGTTCAAGAAGTTCTTTTCGATATCTACCATGATTGTGTCCCTCCATGTGTTCCCTTTCGCGGGCGCAGAGCATACCACCAAACTAATACGCTAGACAAACTAATACGCATAGCCTACACTTGCAGAGTTATGACGAAGACACTGACAGTAAAAGAAGCCGCCGAGCGGCTAGGCGTGAGCACCAACCGAGTCACAGTACTCATCACCACGGGTCGACTACCCGCCACAAAGCCGGGCCGCGATTGGGTAATCGAGGAGCGACACTTGAAGATGGTAGCGAATCGACCTACAGGCAGGCCCCCTCAGAAAAATAAATAAAGATAACTGTAGACAAACTAATAAACACACGGTATAGTTAGAGAGTAGACAGAGACGCAAACGAAGCGGCCCGGAAAAGTTGTTAGAGCAACTTCCCCGAGCCTACCGAATAACCCGCACGTGAGTTACCACGTGAGACTAAACGGCCGAGCGAGAATACTCGCGACGCTCCAAAGTTTCAACCTACCTCACGTGCTTCTCGAACGAGGAGCACGACAATGTCAAAATCCCTTCCCGAGCTTCAACTCGCACGCGCCGCTCGCACATACAACCAGAACCGCAGACTCCAGACCTGGGAAGTGCGCCGCCTCTGCCAGGTGTGCAACGAAACCTTCATCGGCGCCGTCGACGATCCGATCAAGTCGAAGACCTGCGACACCTGCCTTGACCCCGTCGAGATAGTCACCGCCTCAAAGATTCTGCTCTCAGAAAACGCCGACCGAACCGGCGACTTCTCGGGCTTCAGCTGGGCGCTCCGAATCCTGAAGAGGATGAAGGAGGTTGCATGAGCTATTCAACTGAGCAGAACGACAGCGACGACTTCGACCAGCACATTGACCACGCGGACGAGGGATTCATAGAGGGCTGCAACCAGTGCGACCTCGAGCGCGAAGCCGGCGACGCGGAACTTGCGATCGAGGGGCGCGAAACCATTGACGCTCTGATCTCGATATTCGTGCTCGAGCCAACTGACGACGACCGGCAAGCGGCGCGCCGGGCCTGCAGCGACGATCCATTCGCGGTGACTTACGCGATGAGGTTGATGTGATTATCGTAAATTGCGAACAGCGCTCCGAGGCTTGGCATAAAGCGCGGCTCGGCATTCCCACAGCCTCCAGCTTCTCAAAGATCGTGACGTCGAAGGGTGAGCTATCGAAGCAGGCCGCCAAGTACATGCTTCAACTGGTGCGCGAGTGGTTCACCGGGCAGGCCGAGCGCGGCTTCGTCAGTTACTGGATGGAGCGCGGCGCCTATCTCGAGCCTGAAGCGTTGGCCTATTACGCATTGAAAACCGGCCGCGAAGCCGTGAGGGTTGGGTTCGTTTACAAAGACG